AAAAGAAGTTAAGTTTAAAGGTTTTGCAGAAGGTAGATCAAAATGAAATACGAACAAAGCTTATATAAAATAGTAGAGCCAATAAGGCAAAATACTATTAAAAGATTAAATAAAAGTAGAAAGTGGGAATATGGATATAATAAAGAAAATGACGTAATTGTTATATCTAAGACTGGAACTGTTGGCGAGGTTGTAGAGATACAAGGTTTACAAATAGCCTTACCTAAACAACCTAAAGAAATATATAGTTGTAGCAAAGACAAAGCGGGGCAAAAATGGAAACAGTTTCCAGCTAACCCTGCTTTTAAAAAAATTAAAACTGTATTTGACTGGCAAGACTATCCAGATGATTTTAAACAAGATCATTACGAATATATAGACGAAGAGTTTAAAAGAAGAGAAGAGGGTTTTTGGTTTATGAATAACGGTAAACCAACTTATATAACAGGAACTCATTATATGTATTTACAATGGAGTAAAATAGATGTAGGCGCTCCAGATTATAGAGAAGCAAATAGATTATTCTTTATATTTTGGGAGGCTTGTAAAGCAGATAGTAGAAGTTACGGAATGTGTTATTTAAAAAATAGACGTTCTGGTTTTTCATTCATGAGTTCAGCTGAAACAGTTAATTTAGCTACACTTGCAAGTGATAGTAGGTTTGGTATACTATCAAAAACTGGAGCTGATGCAAAAAAAATGTTTACAGATAAAGTTGTACCAATAAGTCTCAACTATCCATTTTTCTTTAAACCAATACAAGATGGTATGGACCGACCAAAGTCTGAACTCGCTTATAGAGTGCCAGCTAAAAAGTTTACTCGTAAGAAGATACGTGAGCGTGAGGAAATGGATGACGTTGAAGGACTTGATACAACTATAGACTGGAAAAATACAGGTGATAATAGTTATGACGGTGAAAAGTTAAATTTACTAGTTCACGATGAAAGTGGTAAGTGGGAAAGGCCTGATAATATAAGAAATAATTGGAGAGTTACAAAAACTTGTTTAAGATTAGGTAGTAGAGTTGTAGGTAAATGTATGATGGGTAGTACTAGTAATTCACTTGATAAAGGCGGTGATAATTTTAAAGAGCTATATAATAATTCTGATGTAACAAAACGTAATCGTAATGGGCAAACTAAATCAGGTTTATATTCTTTGTTTATTCCTATGGAATGGAATTATGAAGGCTTTATTGATGAATATGGTCAACCAGTTTTCAACAATCCTAAAGAAAATAAAAAAGACCCGCAAGGAATTATTATAGACCAAGGAGTTATAGATCATTGGGAAAATGAAGCTGAAGGTTTAAAAGATGATCAAGACGGATTAAATGAATTTTATAGACAGTTTCCAAGAACTGAAGAGCATGCGTTTAGAGATGAAACAAAAAATAGTTTATTTAATCTTATAAAAATATACGAGCAAATAGACTATAACGAAGGTAATAGAAACTCTTCAGTAATAACACCTGGTAACTTTCAATGGTTAAATGGTAAAAAAGATACATTAGTTACTTTTAATCCAGATCCAAACGGTAGATTTAATATTAGCTGGGTACCAGGAATAAAATTACAAAATAACGTTATTTTAAAAAATGGCGTAAAATATCCAGGTAATGAGCACATAGGAGCTTTTGGTTGTGACTCATACGATATATCTGGAACAGTAGACAAACGAGGATCAAAAGGAGCTTTGCATGGATTAACAAAGTTTTCAATGGAAGACGCTCCAGCAAATACTTTTTTCCTTGAATATATAGCAAGACCACAGACAGCTGAGATATTTTTTGAAGATGTTTTAATGGCATTAGTATTTTACGGCATGCCAATACTTGCAGAAAATAACAAACCAAGATTATTATACTATTTAAGAAGAAGAGGGTATAGAGCGTTTAGTATGAATAGGCCAGATAAAGTTTGGAATAAATTATCTGTTACTGAAAAAGAAGTAGGTGGTATGCCAAACTCTAGTGAAGATATAAAACAATCACATGCTGCTGCAATTGAAATGTATATTAATGACCACGTTGGTTTATTAAAAGACGGAACTTACGGCACAATGTATTTTAACAATACGTTAAACGATTGGTCTAAGTTTGACATAAATAGAAGAACAAAGCACGATGCATCAATAAGCTCAGGATTAGCAGTCATGGCTTGTAATAGACATCTATACCGACCTAATCCAAAACAAAAACCAAAACCATTAAATTTAAATATATCTAAATATAATAATAAAGGATTTTCATCTACGATAATTAAAAATAATATATGAGACAAGAACACTCTATACACTTTCCTTCACAAGCGGTTAGCGATATGGAAAAGCTAAGTGAAGATTATGGTTTAAAAGTAGCAAGAGCTATAAGGCACGAATGGTTTTCAGGAACTACATCTAAATATAATAGTCATAAAAATAATTTTCATAATTTAAGATTATACGCTAGAGGTGAACAGCCTATACAAAAATATAAAAATGAATTATCTATTAATGGTGATTTATCTTATCTTAATTTAGACTGGAAGCCTGTGCCAGTTATTCCAAAGTTTGTAGATATAGTAGTAAATGGTATGGCTCAAAGAAACTATGAGATAAATTGTTTTTCGCAAGACGAGTATGGAGTTCAAAAAAGAACAGAATACATGGAGTCTATATTAAGAGATATAGAAGCTAAAAAGTTTAATGATATAGCAATGGAGCAGTTTGGAGTTGATTTATATGAAAATGATAAAGAAAAATTACCGCAAGATCAAGACGAACTAAAACTACACATGCAGCTAGATTTTAAACAAGCTGTAGAGTTAGCAGAAGAACAGGCTTTAAGTGTTTTATTAGAAAATAGCGATTATGATTTAATTAGACGTAGAGTGCTTTACGACTTAACAGTATTAGGTATTGGTGCTACAAAAACTACATTTGATTTTAGTACTGGAGCTAGAGCCCAATATGTAGATCCAACCGATTTAGTTTATTCACATACTGAATCGCCATATTTTGAAGATATTTATTATATAGGTGAAATAAAAGAATTACCTATAAATGAATTAGTAAAAGAGTTTCCAGATTTAGACGAAGATCAAATAAAAGATTTAGTAGATAAATATGCATATCCGCTAGATTATATGACAAACAGAGATAAAAATAAAGTTCAAGTTTTATATTTTAATTATAAAACATATATGAATAATGTTTATAAATTAAAAACAACTGGAACTGGAGCTCAAAAAGTAATTGAAAAAGACGATTCATTTAATCCACCACAAGATAAAACTGGAGATTTTGAAAAGTTAGAAAGAGTTGTAGAAACATTATATGAAGGAGTTTATGTTGTTGGCGCTGACGTTTTGTTAAAATGGAGAATGTGTCCTAATATGATGAGAACTGATTCTGATTTTAGTAGAGTAAAAATGAATTATCAAATAGTAGCTCCAAGAATGTATGAAGGTAGAATAGAATCTATAGTTAGTAGAATAACTAGCTTTGCTGATATGATACAATTAACTCACTTGAAGTTACAACAAGTTATGGCTCGCATGGTACCAGATGGTGTTTACTTAGACGCAGATGGTTTGGCTGAAATAGATCTTGGTAATGGAACAAACTATAATCCGCAAGAAGCTTTAAACATGTTCTTTCAAACTGGTAGTGTTATAGGTAGAAGTTTTACATCTGAAGGAGATATGAATCCAGGTAAAGTACCTATACAGCAAATAAGTAATGGAGTTAACGGTGGTAAATTACAAAGTTTAATTACTACATATAATTACTATATGCAAATGATCCGTGATGTAACGGGGTTAAACGAAGCTAGAGACGGTAGTACTCCAGATAAAAACGCTTTAGTTGGTGTGCAAAAACTAGCAGCCGCTAATTCAAATACAGCAACAAGACACATATTACAATCTATGTTATTTATAACAGCTGAGGTAGCTGAATGCTTGTCATTAAGAATATCTGATATTATAGAGTATTCACCAACTAAAGATGCTTTTATAAGAGCATTAGGTTCTCATAATGTAGCGACATTAGATGAAATGAAAAATTTACATTTATATGATTTTGGTATATTTATAGAACTAATGCCAGATGAAGAAGATAAAGCTAAATTAGAAAATAACATACAAGCAGCATTAAATCAAGGTACTATTGATTTAGATGATGCTATAGATTTACGTAATGTTAGAAACGTAAAATTAGCAAATCAACTTTTAAAAATGAAAAGAAAAGCTAAAGCTACAAGAGATGCTCAACAGCAACAAGCTAATATGCAAGCTCAAGCTCAGGCTAACGCTCAACAGCAACAAGCTGCGGCACAAGCAGAAATAACTAAAGCAAACGCTAAAACTGACGCAGAAGCTAAACTAGAAGAAACTAAAAATCAATTACAAATTAACTATTTACAAAAAGAAGTTGAATCTAAAAAACAATTAATGCAATTTGAATTTGATTTAAATGCTAAATTAGAACAAATGCGAAGTGGTTCAGATAATGCTAAAGAAAACAGAAGAGAAGACAGGAAAGATGCAAGAGTTGATAGACAAGCTAAACATCAAATGAATATGATAGAGCAAAGAAAGCAGGGTGATTCCGTTAATAAATTTGAATCATCAGGTAATGATATACTTAGTGGAGGAGCGAATATGGAAAAATTTAACCTCTAATTTTTAATATTTTATAAAATTTTATTATGACAGAAGAAATTAAAGAAGAGTTTACTGAAGAGGTAACTCAAAACGAAAACGAACAACCTTTAGAAGAGGCTATAGAAGAAGTTATAGACGAGTCTAAATTTGAAAGTGCTGGAGATCCAGACGTTATTAAAATAGATTTAGATGTTCCACCTCCTCAAAAAGAAGTTGTTGAAGATAAAAAAGAAAACGTAGAAGAAAAACAAGAAGAGACAGTAGAAGAAGTAACTGAAGCTCCAGTAATGGAAGAAGTTATAGAAGAAGAAAAAGTAGAAAAGGTTGTAGAAGAAGTTACAGAAGCTGTAGAAGAAGCTGTTGAAGAAGCAGCTGCCACTGGAAAACCTTTACCAGAAAATATACAAAAGCTTATAGACTTTATGGATGAAACTGGTGGTGACATAAATGACTACGTACAATTAAATAGAGATGTTTCTAAAATGGACGATTCTGATGTGTTAGATGAATACTATAGATCAACAAAACCTCATTTAACAGCAGAAGAAAGAAACTTTCTAATGGAAGATACGTTTAGTTATGATGAAGAATTAGATGATGATAGAGCAAAACGTAAAAAGAAAATAGCCCTCAAAGAGCAAGTTGCCGAGGCTAGAGCCCACTT